GATCCGTTCATGGGCAGCGGCTCGACAGGCAAGGCGGCCCTGCTCGAAGACTTCGCCTTTATCGGCATCGAACGAGAGGCCGAATATCTGGACATCGCGCGGGCTCGCATTGAGCACGCTATCAACAACAAACCGAATAAGCTACTATGAGCATCATCACTAGACTCAAACAATTCATCAGCCCCCAAGGCGAGCAGGCCGTCAACGACCTGCCAGCCATCGTGGGGGACATCTGGAGCAGGCACAGCTTCACGCCTGTCACGAACTGGCCTCTGGCCTATCAGATGTGGAAGGCCAACCCGATAGCGCAGGGGTGCACGCTGGCTTATTCACTCATGATGCCCGAGGCCCAGCTTGGCGTCATCACCCCGAACGGCTACGACTACGAGCAGCCAGTGGTCGAACTCTTGACCCGTGACCAGTGGCGTGTTGCCATGTCGGAGATCATGACCATCCTGTGCATCGGTGGCAATGCCTACGGCTACAAGCTGAGGAACTCGCAAGGGGCCGTCATCGGCATCAGGTGGTATTCAGACAAGCGCTTCGCCCCCGTGAACAACGGCTGGGGCGACGTGGACTTTTACTTTTACTACGACGGGATGCAGAGTTACCGCGTGCCGAAGGAGGACGTGGTGCATCTGGTCGGCTTCTGGTATGACCCCGAGAAGCCGATGGGCGGCGGCTCGCCTGTCGACCTTGCAAGCCAGTCCATCGAGGGTTTCAACGAGGCCAGCTCGACAGTCTACAACATCCACAAAAACGACGCGATGCCGAAGACGGTCGTGGTCTACGACGAAGAGCTTACACCTGACCAGATCGCCGCTGCTGAGCGCACGTTCAAGCGCAAGTATGGAGGCGAGCGCCGTGGTGCGGTGGGTCATATGTGGGGTGTCAAGGACATTAAGCGCCTTGCCCTTGACTGGGATGAGATGGGCTTGTCCGACACCTTCGGCCAGTACGAGACTCGTATCTGCGGTGTGTACCGCGTCCACCCGATCATCGCCTTCACCCACGCTGGCCTTGCCACTTCGACCTATTCAAACTTCGAGCAGGCAAGTAAGGACTTCACGACGATGAGCCGCGTGCCCTTCTGCAATATGCTCGCCGAACAGCTGAACGCCCAGCTGGCCATCCCAGACTTCGGCGTGCAACTCGGGTTTGACCTGAGCACCGTGCAGGCCTTGGCAGGTCAGGCGATCGCTACCGAGGCCGTTGGCATGGCAGACGACAACCTCAGCGACGACAGCCCAGATAATGGGGACGTGCAGACGTTGTCATTGCAAGGACGCACGAAAGGAGGTGCGGCCCTGAAGGCTGCGCCCTTTCGCACTGTTGCCAATGCCGACCGAGCCGTGATCGTCGACATCGACGGCACGCTGGTCACCGACACCGGCAACCCCAAGCAGAACGTCATCGACCATGTCAACGGCAAGCATGAGAACTACGTCGTGCACATCGTCACCGGACGCACCGACGACAGGCGTGCCGAGACTGAGCGCCTGCTGGAGTCGATAGGTGTGCTCTATGACGAGCTCCACCTGAACGACACCACGGCCCCGACGATCCGCTGGAAGGAGTACAAGGCAGGGCTTATCCTCGAGGAGACTCCAGTCTCGGAGGCGATCGACAACGACGCAGATGTGCGCGAGATGTACCGCAGGCTGGGCATCCGCGCCGTAAGTCCTGCAGACATCCCACAAAGCCGAGGCGAGCTGCTGGCTGATGTGAAGAGCTGGCTCCAATCACCAGACCCCGAGGTGCGCATCAAAGCACTCGACACCGTGCTTGCTGACGTGGAGCGCAGGCTGGCCCGTGCGTGGTCGAAGGAGCTGGGCAAGCTGCAACAGGCCGTTATCGGTCAGAAGACGCTCGTCAAAGCCGAGGACTTCAACGAGGACATCTGGCGGCAGCGTGTGCTGGACGCCACCGAGGATGAGCGCAACGAACTGGTGACGCTGGTGCTCACCCTGGCTGCCGAAGAGGTCGACTACGAAGGCGAGCCGGGCGAGTTCGGCAAGGCCCGTGACTCCGGCATACGAGAGAGTGCAGGCAAGATCGCCGACAGCATCGGGACGATCAAGGACGAAGTCACCGAAATCCTCACACAGAACCCCGGAGCGACCAATGCCGAACTGCGGGTCATCCTCGAATCGTACTTCGAAGACCTCAAAAAGCCCATCCTACCCACGACCAAGCAGAGCCGCGCGGATGTGATCGCACGCACCACGGGCACGGCCACAACGGGCGTAGTGCAGAAGGACGTCTGGGCTGAGATTGGCGGCATCAAGCGGGAATGGTCGGCCCTGTCAGGTGCACGGGACGCGCACATGGCAGCGGACGGTAGCTTCGAGAACGACCAAGGGCTGTTCACGGTCGGGGGCGAGCAGACACCCTATCCAGCAGGCCCGGGGCTTAGTGCAAAGAACTCCGTCAACTGCCGATGCTTCGCCCGGGCGGTACGTTCATAATGTGTAAATTTTTTCCTTGGAATAAACCCGATGTTTGTGCATACGAAATGGAGTAGCCATGAACATTGAACGCAAATCATTCTCGACGGAGATGAAGGCGCTGGCAGACGACGGTATCGTCGAGGCCATTGTAAGCGTCTTCAACAACGTCGACAGCTACGGCGACAGGGTCAAGTACGGGTTCTTCAACGACAGCCTTGCCTACAAGATGCCGAAAGGCGTCTGGCAGCATGACTGGAACACGCCCGTAGCCAAGACCCTCGAAGCCAAAGAACTCCTTCCCGGTGATCCGCTTCTGCCGATGCAGCTGCGTGACCTCGGGGGGCTGTATATCAAGGGACAATTCAACCTTGAAACGCAGGCAGGTCGTGAGACCTTCTCGAATATCAAGCACGGCATCATCGACGAGTTCAGCATCGGCTACAGCGTGGTGGAGGAAAGCTTCTCTACGGACGGTGCGAGGGAACTTGTCAAAGGACGACTCTACGAGTGGAGTCCGGTGCTGTTCGGTGCAAACCCAATGACGGCTGTTATCAGTGCGAAGGGACTCAACGAAGACGTGAGTGGGGTCGGCGACGACCTAAAGCGTCTAGTCACGAGGCTGAACTCTCGCGCAGAGATCCGTCAGAAGGAAGGGCGCACGCTCTCGTCGGCAAACGTGGCACGCCTGACCGAACTCATGGACACGCTCACCAACGCTGCGCAGTCGATCAAATCACTGATCGACAGCGCACAGCCAGTCAGCGCGAAGGCAGCCATGGAGATGGAAGCCCTTCGTCATCTCATCAACAAACGAAACACACAATGAACATTCAACAGATCAACGACGCCATCGTCGCTAAGTCTGCCGAGCTGGACACCCTGCTCGCAAAGGCTGAGCCAACGATGGACGAGGTGACGGCTGCGAAGACGCTCAACAGCGAAATCGAGACGCTCACCAAGCAGGCCGAAGAGCTCAAGAGCCTCGAGGCCATCAAGGCAGCAAACGCAAAGCGTGCCGCCGAACTCAAGACACCGGTGAACCAACTGCCACAGACCGCAGACATCAAGGTCGGCGAATCGGCAGCCAAGCGCAACAGCACGGACAAGGAATACAAGAGCCTCGTCACGGGCTTGTTCGTTGCTGGCCTCAACAGCGAGACCGCACGCAAGAAGTACGCCGAAGTTACAGGCGTGGAGTACAAGACGCACACGCAAGCCAACGACGCCACGGGCGGCCTGTTCGTGCCGCAGGAAGTGGCGAACTTCATCATCAGCCTGAAGGACTCCTATGGTGTCTTCCGTCGCAACACGAACGTCGTGCCGATGGGCAGCGAGACCATCAAGATCTTCCGCACGGGCGATGACGTCACAGCCTACTGGCTGGGCGAAGGTGGCACGTATACAGCCTCTGACATGAGCTTCGACTCGATCGTGCTCACAGCCAAGAAGCTGACAAGTTATGCACTCATCTCTGAGGAGCTCCTTGCCAACTCCACGGTCGCACTCGGCCAGCAGTTCGCTACTTCGGTAGCCCAACAGTTCGCCAAGGCCGAAGACCAGGCCGGCTTCCTGGGTGACGGAACATCAACCTACGGTGGCATCCTTGGTCTTGATGGCAAGATCAAGAAAATCGTCACCGACGGTGGCGGAACATGGACGACCGATGCTGACAAGGCTAAGGCCGGCTCCGTGCAGGTCACCACTGGCAACCTGTTCAGCGAGACGGTAATCGGAGACCTCATCACTGGTGCTCGCAAGGTTCCTACCTACGCTCTGGCTGGTGCTAAGTGGTACATGAACAAGGTCGCCTTCGGTGCAACCTGCGAGCGTCTGGCCTATGCTCAGGGCGGCGCAACAGCTGCAGAGCTTGCCGCTTCATTCGGTCAGCGCTTCATGGGCTATCCTGTGGAGTTTGTTGACGTCATGCCATCGGCTGATGCCAACTCGCAGATCTTCGCTTACTTCGGCAACCTCGCCCTGGCTTCGACAATGGGTGACCGTCAGTCGGTCTCCATCCGTCAGGACGCATCCCTCGGCTTTCAGACAGATACGATCCACGTCAAGGCCGCTGAGTATGTGGACATCAAGGTGCACGAAGTGGGNNAACTACTCGGCAACGGCAGCAACCCGCACAACGGGCCCGATTGTAGCATTCTCAACACTCAACGCCTAAGGAGCTACAATGAATCAAGCACAAGATCTCAAGGTGGTCAACTACTGCCCACCGACCGCGATCAAAGACAACGCCAGCTTCACGACCAACACGATCGACACGGCTGGCTTTGGCAAGGTTGCTATTTACTTCACACTTGGTGCTACCGACATCGCTATGACAGCACTGAAGGTGCAAGAGTCCGACGACTCCGGCATGAGCGGTGCTGCTGACATCAGCGGCCTTGTCTACGGCACGAGCGTCAATCCAGAGACAGGCACGACATCATCACTTCCTTCAGCATCCGATGGTGGCAAGGTGTTCGCC